GCTACCAGTGAAAATCCTGCTGAACACAAGTCTCATAACTTGATTGAGTTGGAAAATGGACAGTATGCACTCTATCCAAACAATAGACTACGCATTTATGACAATAGTCTGACACCAGTCGAACCAAAGATGCCTGACTTTAAGGTATCAACGCAGTATTACCAGGTTGAAAATGGATTTGATCGACTCGGAATGGGTCGTGAAGATGAATATTTCTGGAAAACTGCTAAAGAAAGAATAAATACTGAAAAAGAGGATGAAGATGGGGAACTCACCAGTTGATAGAGACAGCAAGTACATGAAAGAAACATGGGGAACGACTCATTTGGTCACAGATCACTGGTCATTACCCGGTGAAGCACCTCAAGATACCCCTGTGGAGTTGAAAGAAGTGCTGAATGACGAGGCAAAACCCGTTGGTGGCGCTAAAAAACAGATGCTTTCGGAAGAAACATCTTACGATTCAATACCAAATCGATACTAACCATTATAGATAGTATGTTGAAGTGTATCGAAGCAGATGCCAATTAAGCGTTCACGTAGTTTTAGGGATATTAGTCTATCTTTTAAACGTCATCCCATTACGAACGATGTGACTGCCCTCAAGAATGAGGACGCAATCAAGAAATCTGTCATAAATCTCGTCCGAACTGCAATCGGAGAGAGATTTTTCAATGATATTCTGGGAACATCTGTTGGAGATGCACTTTTTGAATTAGATACATTTGATAATGATGTATTAAGGGAAGAAATTATCGCATTATTGCAGAACTATGAACCTAGAATCGATCTGACCAACGTTTTTGTTCAGGTTTCACCCGATTCTAATGATTTATTTGTCAAAATTGAGTATGACATTGTTGGATTACCACTTCCTACACAGAATGTAGAGTTTCTATTACAACCATCTAGGATATAATGGCATTCAATCAGTTTACCAATCTCGATTTTAATGATATCAGAGAGCAGATAAAGGATTATCTGCGGTCGAATAGTAATTTTACGGACTTCGACTTTGAAGGATCGAACTTTTCGGTTTTAATCGACACGTTAGCATATAATTCTTACGTCACTGCCTACAACACTAACATGGCAGTGAACGAATCGTTCATTGATAGTGCGACATTGAGAGAAAATGTCGTATCTTTAGCAAGAAATATTGGATATGTCCCCAGATCGAAGAAAGCAGCAACTGCAAGAGTCACTTTTAATGCTCAAGTCAATGCTAGATCGGTCACATTGAAGAAAGGTGTAGTTGCACTGGGTGGTGCAGAGAACTCAAACTACATTTTCTCGATTCCAGAGGATATTACAGTAACTTCAAACTCCCAAGGAGTGGTGACGTTTAGCAATATTGAAATTTTTGAAGGAAATTTACTGAAAAAGTCCTTTACAGTCGATTATTCCCAACCAGATCAGAAATATATCCTACCAACTGCGGGTGTTGACACTTCTACCATCCGTGTTAAGACTGTTGGAACTGCAATTGAGGAATATACGCCATATACAAACATTTTCAACGTCGATGCCGACACTCGCTTGTACCTCATACAAGAAATTTCGGATGAAAAGTATCAAATTCTCTTCGGAGACGGCATTTTAGGTAAAAGACCTGCTGATGGAAGTAAAGTTGAAGTCACTTATATTGAAACAACTGGTTCAGCAGCAAATGGTGCTAGCAACTTCAATTTCTCTGGTCAGTTGATTGCTAGAAAAGAAGGAATTGACCGAAATGTAACAAGTGGTATCTCCGCTGTAACGACCCTACAAGCGGCAGAACAGGGTGATGACATAGAAGACATCGATACTATTAAATACCTTGCTCCTAGGGTCTATGCATCGCAGTACAGAGCGGTCACTGCCAATGATTACACTTCATTGATACCTTTTCTGTATCCCAATGTTGAATCTGTCTCCGCATACGGTGGTGAAGAGTTAGATCCTCCACAATACGGTAAAGTCTTCATTACAATCAAACCCAAGAATGGTGATTTTCTCTCCGATATCGCAAAAGACAATATCAAGAGCAAATTAAAGGAATACACCATTGCTGGTATCAGACAAGAGTTCTTGGATTTGAAATATCTATATGTAGAGTATGATAGCACAGTTTCATATAACCCAAGTTTCGTTACAAACACTGAAGATCTGTTTACTAGGGTTACAAATGCAATTGTAAACTACTCTAAGTCAACTGATATCAATTCCTTCGGTGGAAGACTGAAGTATAGTAAACTTCTTCGTCAAATTGATAACGTTGATGCTGGAATCACTTCAAATATCACTAATCTGGTCATCAGAAGGAATTTGGTCCCTGCATACGACACTCTTGCCAATTATGAACTCTGTTATGCAAATGCATTCCATGTTGAGGTCGAAGGTTTCAATCTTAGATCATCTGGATTTACAGTTTCCGGTATTACTGGGACTTGTTTCCTGACTGATGTCCCTGATACCACTATTACCATTCCTGGAAGACCACAGCAAGTTGCACCAACGACTGGATCTATATCAATCTTCAAATTTAATGAAAATAATGAGATTGTTACTGTTATTGCAAATGCTGGAACTGTTGATTACGTAAAAGGTGAGGTTATTCTCTTCCCAATCAACATTTCATCGACAGTTCTTAGTAATCGCATTGAAATCGGGGTCACACCTGAGTCAAATGATATCGTCGCAAAAGAGAATCTTTATATCATCCTAGATACTACAGGAAAAAGTGTTTTAACGTTGAAAGAAGATTTGATCACCTCAGGATCAAGTAGATCTGGTATGAAATACGTTCCTCCCTCAAGTTACACTAGCAGCACGAAATTTACTCGATAAGAAATGTCAGATAGTAAAGTAAAAATCTCCAATATTCTGGAAAGTCAACTTCCAGAATTTATTTTAGATGATAATCCCCTTTTTAAAGAATTTTTAGAACAATACTATCTGTCTCAGGAACATGAGTACGGAACAATCTTTCTTGCAGAGAATGTTGATATATTAAAAGATGTTGATAGTTACGTAAATCTCAAATTTACTGCAACTGCACCACAACTGACCAAATTCATTTCAAACGATGATGATCTCATTGAGGTCACCAATCATTTAGGATTTTTGTCAAAAAATGGACTTGTGAAAATCGGTGAAGAGATTTTTACGTACACTGGCAAAACAACCTATGCCCAAAAGGTCACTTTAGTTGATCCGACTGCTAATACCATCAAATTGACATCTACTGTCGGTTTAGATTCATTTAGAGCGCAAAGTATTATCTTTGATACGTCATTTTCGACTGTTGTTGCTGGTCGGGTCTATTACGTCAGTGAAGTTATAGATTCTAACACTATTACAATTTCTGATGACCCAACTACTCTTGATGATGTATTAAATCTTGATATAACTAACCCATTAGGTGCAACTCTTCCTACTGCTACTAATTTTGCCTTTACTGGATGCGTCAGAGGATTTTCTGGTATTGATAATATCAGTGGAGAGTATCTGAACTTCAATAATAGTCGATCTTCGTTCCATGATGCAGGATCAACTCTTACTAATCTTGGTCTGGTATTCTTAGCAGAATTCTTCAGTAAGTACAAGAATATGTTCTTACCAGGAATTGAAGAAAGAAAGTTCCAGAACGTTAATATCGATAATATCCTCTCAAGAGCAAGAGACTTCTATAGTTCAAAGGGAACTGACACTTCATTGAAGATTCTCTTCACTGTTCTCTTTGGAAAGTTTGTTGAGGTTCTAAAACCATTCGATAATACGATTCAGGCATCTGGTGCTAACTTCTCACAGTCAGATGTAGTGGTTGTAGAAGCAATTGAAGGAAATCCAAGAAATCTTGGAGAAACAACTTTACTTCAAGGATCAACTGATGCTCCAACTGCAACAGCTACCATTTCAAGAGTTGAAACTATACTCTTAGGTACAAAGTATTATCACAAGTTATTCTTCCCCAAGAATACGATTCAAAATAAGTTCATGGTCAGTAAAAAGACCAGAGTCTTAGGTGTTGGTGCTACAAATACAACTCTGACTGTAGATTCAACGATTGGATTCCCAGACAGTGGTTCATTCCTCAATGAAGATAATAATGGACTCGAAACAGTCACATATGAAAGTAAGAGTGCTAACCAATTCTTTAACTGTGTAGGACTCTCCACAACTCTTGTAGAGAATAGTCCAATCATTGATGGAAACTTTGTATATGGTTACGAAAATTTCGATATCAACAAACTCGTCACAATGCGAGTTGTTGGCACTGTTATAGGACTTGCAGATAACAAAAAAGGTACGAGTCAGTTCAGAAAGAATGATATGCTTCGAGTGAAGCACCTTGGTGAAAAGGTAGAAGAAGATGATGTAAGATTCAACAGGTGGTTCCATAACAATGTAGTTCTTACAAATGTCGATAGTGTTACTGGAACAACGTTTACAACCGAAGTTGACCACCACTTACATCAGGGCGACAAAGTTGATATTTTACTGAAAAATGACAAGTCCGTATTAGAAGAAAATCTGAATGTTTCTGATGTAGACAACAGAAAGACATTTACAGTCTCTGGAACTATAACCACTACTTTTGTTAACACTAAAGATTATCTTATCAAGAAAAAACTTGATTTTGGATCCAGTAACCTCAATGCGGATGGTGTTTTGGCAAATATCCAAAATACTTTCGTTGACACAGATAAGAACGCATACGTCGCATTCTCGGGACTTCCTGGGTACGATAATATAGAAGTGACAAATAGATCTAAAACTTTTACTGATTCGGAGATAGATCAAAATGCCAATGAGTTTAATATTTCCGATCACAACTTTAGAAATGGTGAAAGAGTATACTACGAAGTAGTTTCAGGTGCTACTGGTATTGCAACAGGAAACTATTATGCTTCCGTAATTGATACAAATACTGTAAAACTATCATTCAGTCGTGCATCTCTTGACAATGAAGTTTATATTAACTTTACTGGTATTACTACAGGTAGTGAGCATAGACTGACTCCATCAACTTTGTTTAATAGAAATCTAGTTAATCAGAATCATTTCAAGAGAATTAATAGAAATCCAGCAGAAGCAACTGAACACAATGATATTATTGGACCAATTGGTGTTGCATTAAATGGTATTGAATATCAATCACCAATTTCAAGAGATGTAATTTTCTATGGTCAGATAGATGGTATTAATGTTCTGAATTCAGGAACTGGTTACGATGTTGTGAATCCACCCCAAATTGGAATTGCAAATACTAATGGAAGTGGTGGTGCTACTTTTGTGGGACAGTTTATAGGAAAGATTGAAGATATCAATCTTACTGCTCCTGGTTTCAATTACGTAGAAACTCCTGTTGTTACGATTTCTGGAGGAAACGGAACAGAAGCAACTGCTGAGGCAAGACTGAGAGGATTTTTCTACAGCCAGACATTCACCGATTTTGATGGTGTAAAAATTGCTAGTAATGTTATTAGTATCCCTGATCATAGATTCGCAGATAATGAAGAGGTTATATACTCCAGCACTGGAACTCCTATTGGTATCGGTAGCACTGCTGTTGGTTTTGGAACAGACAGACTGACATCTGAAGCAATATACTTCCTTAAGAAGATCAGTTCTACTGATGTACAGATCCACCCATCAAGAGCAGATGTATTAGCGGGAATCAACACAGTTGATATAACTGCTTTCGGAAATGGTACTCATAAGTTTAGATCTAGAGATCAGAGAAAGATCATTGATAGGATTGTTGTTACAAGTTCTACTGATGACTTTTCTACTAAAAAAGTAGTTGTAGATGGCGTAGCATGGCCACCAGCAGATCAGAAGGATCTTTATAAGTCTTTTGTCGGTGTTAATGTAGAACAGAACTACATCTATGCAAGAAATCACGCTTTGAAAACTGGTGATAACGTAGAGTATTCATTTGATGGCACTACTATTGGTGGACTATCAACATCGGCAAATTACAAGGTAACTGTCCTGGATCAAGACAGATTCCTCTTGAGTGAGGCAGGAACACCAACCACTATCAGTAGTGTTAACTTTGATAAAAAGTCTTATGTGGACCTTACCAGTGTGGGTGCTGGTACACATACGTTCCAGTATCCAGTAATCAGCGTTAAGATTAATGGAATAGTTTCTGCTGGAAATACTGATGCTATTCCTTCATATTATAACGCCATTGGTTCTCCCGTAATCCGTGGAAGACTTGATAATGTATTTGTCAGAAATGGTGGTGTCGGATATGGTGTATCCGATGTAATGAACTACAAGAGAGATATTGAAGTTAAGGTTGAGACTGGAAAGGGAGCAGACCTCAAAGCAATCGTTGTTAATGGAAAGATTGTTTCAGCGTATGTTGCAAATGCAGGTGTAGAATATACATCTCCTCCAACCATTAATGTTGTTGGTTCGGGTAGATTGGCAAGAGTGACTGCCAATATTCAAAATGGTTCAATAACATCGGTTACTATTATCGATGGTGGTAGTGGATATACCTCAGACACAAGACTAGAAGTTATTCCAACTGGTGCCAATGCTCAGTTGAGTCCAGATATTCATGAATGGGCGCTTAATGATGTAGAAAGATTTAAAGTAGCACTTCAACTGGATAATTCACAAATCCTGAAAAAGGATAGATTGAATAGAGAAACGGTTCAGATTCACTCTGGAACTCCTCTAAAAGAAACTAAGTTGGTTTCTTTCTATCCTGGAGCACATTATCGTGGTATATTAAAAGATAACGTCAAAGACACTGGAGAGGAAGTTGATACAGACTTTGCTCACTCTCCAATAGTTGGATGGGCATATGACGGTAATCCAATCTATGGTCCATATGGTTTCGCTGAAGCAGTATTCGATGGTGCCAATAATGGTGGCGTCAAGGTAATGCAATCAAGTTATGAAATTGATTTAGAAGGTTCCACATTACTCAGACCACCTGGTAATGATGGATTATATGTACAAGACTATGTTTATAAAGCAACTGGTGATCTTGATGAGTACAATGGAAGATTCTGCAAAACAGATGAGTTCCCTGAGGGAACATATGCATATTTCTCCACTATAGAAAATGCTGATACTGCTGCACCACCTATTGCAGGTCTTGCGTATCCATATATCACAAAGTCACACTATAATCAAACTGACTCTTTCAACTACGATTCTCTTCATAGTCAAGCTGATGTAATCATCAATACTGGTGATTATAAGAGAAATGTAACTCATCTTGGACTTAATGATCCCTCTAGAGAATATGTCTTCTTAGATGATTCTATGTCTTCTGATGTAAAAGTTACCATCAAAGATATTAAACCTTCTAGGATTGGTTCTGTTAGTGTTATTAATTCTGGTTCTGATTATAAAGTTGGTGAGCAAGTTAATTTCAATGAGGAATCAATTGATGTTGAAATTGGTGAAGTTAAAGGAAAGGATATTGTTTCTATTGGAACTTCTGACACTGTATTGCAAAATACTATCTTTAGAGTTAAAGGTAATGTAGTCACTGGTGTTACTACAATTCCACACGGTTTCTTTGATGGTGATATCGTCGAAATTACTGGTATTGGTTCTGCAACTTATAAAAACCTTGAAGGTTTTGTAAGTGTTGGAGTTGCTACAGTAATATCCAATACCACAGTTGCCATTGGTGCAACAACAGCAACTGGTATTACCACTACAATTTCACTGAGTTCTTCTACATTCACAGAAAAATTTGTAGCAGGTGACATTATCAAAGTTGGTAATGAGTTAATGAAGATTAATGCTATCGATGATGTCAATAACAATTACAAAGTTACAAGGATTGTTAATGATAGCACTGGAAGTAACCATAGTCTGAATGCTATTGTTAGATTGCAACCCCAGGTCTTCAGATTCATTATTGATCAGAAGTTAGAAAATAAAAATATAATTGTCGCACATGAACAAAACTTTGCCAAAGTTAATATTGGTATAGGTAACAGTTATACTTCAGTTGTTGTTGGAACTGCCGGAAGTTCAAATGTCACAGTTTCAATTCCAGACCGTGCAATCTTCCTTCCAGGACACAAGTTTGAAACTGGTGACGAACTGAATCTCGTTTCTATTGGAGGAACGATTCGTGCTTCTGCAAAATCAGACGGATCTAATCCCTTTGATATTTCCACAACTTCTCTCTTTGCAGTCAATGTAAGTACTGACTTCATCGGAATTGCAACTTCTAAAGCATTTGTTGGTATCAACTCTACGCTTTTCTTTGTCAGTGCTTCTACAGGAAATAATCACACGTTATCACAGGTAAAGAATAATCTTTCAGGTACTGTTAAGAAGGTATTTGCTAATGTTGGAGTTGCAACTGATCATGGATTGCAACTAGGAGATGAAGTTAAATTTGGTATAACCCCTAATGCAGTTCAACAGTTTGTACTTAAGTTTAACCCAGATATTAATAAACTGGTTGTAGATCCTAAGACCTTCGCACCTGCTGGAATTACAACTGTAACTAATCCACTTGATTCAATCGTAGTCGTAAATCACGGATTGAATACCGGTGATCTTGTGGTTTATACAAATACTGGTGGCGTTGCAACACCCCTTCAGGATAATAGAGAGTATTATGCAATCAAGATTGACGAAGATACATTTAGACTTGCAGAAACAAAAGTTGATACCCTGTTCCCATTTAATGATATTACTATTACTAGTCAGGGCAGTGGAACTCACGAAATTGCAAAAGTAAATCCAAAGATTGATATTATCAATGGTGGAAGATTTGCATTGAATACAGGAGATACAAGTCTTTCTGGATATGATATCAATTTCTATAAGGATAATAAGTTCCAGTGTAGATATGATTCCCTTAACATCAAGAGAGATGGAGTGATTGGTGATGGTAGTCCCACCACACAAATCATAGTCGATATCGATAAAGATCTCTTAAATACTTTCTATTACAGAATTGAAGGAGATGATGCAAACTTTACAAATACATTCCCATCATCTGCAGATGAAACTGTAGATAACTATTCTACTATCACCAAAGTAGAATCTAAGTTCAACCAAAACTACAAACTTACAGGAGTTGGAAACACTACCTTTAGTTTCACTTTAGTTGGTGCTGCAGAAACAACATTATACACTCCTGCAGGATTTAGCACTGGATTCTATTCTACCAGTTCACTAACTGCTGTTGGTGGAATTCATTCAGTTAAAGTAGTGAATGATGGTATCAATGTCAGAGAGTTCCCAGCAATTACATCTATAGGAACTACCACAGGAGTTAATGCAGACCTGAAGGTGACAGACACAGATATTGGTGAAGTTACAGATGAAGTAGTCACCATTCCTGGTATTGATTTCTCTGAAGATAAAACTATTAAACCAAAAACAGATAGTTCTCTTGTTCTGAAACTCAAGAATATTAGAACACTGTTGGGAGTTGGTATTGCTACTGCTGGAAATGATTATAATGTTCCACCAAAAGTTATTGCAATTGGAAATGATAGTATCGTTACAAAGACAACATTATCTGGTGGTTCTGTTGGAAAGGTTGAAGTTATTTCTACTGACAGTAATTTAAGAGAAGATCTTAGGATTATTGCAACCAATAACTCAAATGGAATTGGTGTTGTTAATGCTACCTCTTCTAGCGGTGTGAATGAAATTTTCCTCAAAGCACCACAAGGATTAGGTGGATTTGGGGATAACTTCCCATTTGCAGAAAAGGATCTAGTTTTTATAGAAAACATCCAGGTCACTAATGCTCCTCTTGTAGATGGATATAACTCAAGTGATTATGGTTTCAGATTATTTGAAGTATCTGGGATTAGCACTACTCCTGGAATTGAAAGTATCAAGTACAAGATCACTGGTATAGGTTTTACTGGTGGCACCTATAACATTGCTCAGAATGCACAGTTTGGTAGAGTCATCAAAGCAACTGATCTGGCAACATTTACTCCAGAGTTTGGTAGCATACGATTCTCAGCAGGTGAAAAAATTGTTGATATCAATAATCCAAATGTATTTGGTATTGTAGCAGAGGATGGATGGGATGAAGAATCAGGTATATTGAGACTGAATGGTGTCAGTGGTGAATTTACTACAGATACAGTCGTTCGTGGTAATGTAGGCAACTTTAAAGGAACTATTTCTGAGATTAATGAGTATGACTTTGACTTTGAGGTAGGAAGCACTTCAAGAGATTCTGGAATGTGGAAAGATGATATTGGTAAGACGAATGATAGTCTCCAGAGACTTCATGATAATGATTACTATCAAAGATTCTCATATAGTATCCGTGGTGAAATCCCACTACAAGAGTGGGAAGAGGCTGTTGATAGTCTAGACCATACTGCTGGATACAAGAACTTCTCAGATTACCAGATTATCACTTACCCACCAAAGAAAGTAAATGTTGCAATTGCAGACACAGCAGAATTTAACCTTCTGGTGGATATTGAGCAAGATGCATCAGTCCATTCAAGAATAAGTTATGATCTTGCATCTGAAGATACGGATACATCAGGACTTTCTAAAATCATTAAACTTGATTCTAAGGTAATTACTGATTACAACGAATCTAGAACCAATAAGGTTCTGATGATTGATGATATTGGTTCACAGTTTAATGGTGTTGGAAACTCTGCTGGTCAACTTGTTGGTCTGAGCACCTTCAGCATATTTACTGGTGGCAATACAATGCTTCATCATATCGTCAATCCTGCGACTGGTATTGGTAACAGCATAGTTACAGTCACAGACCACGAATTTAATACTGGTGAAGAACTTCTATATGATCCAACAAATGCTGGCATCAATACCGGATCTCGTTTGAGTATTGGATCTACCAGTGTTCCTGGTATTGGTCTTACTACTCTTCTCCCAGATAAGGTATTTGCAGTCAGAATAACCAAAGATCAGTTCAAAGTTGCTATCAGTGCAGCAGATGTAGCACTTGGAAGATTTGTATCATTTACAAATAGCACTGGAATCGGTCTTACTCAATCCTTCTCTACAGATGGTGATCTTGCGACTACCAGAAGTATGATTACGATTGATAATATTGTACAAAGTCCTATTGCAGTAAAACCAGTAGGTGTTGCTATCACCATGTCTGAGGCTGTTGGAGTTGGTTCAACTCAGATTACAGTCAGTGATTCATCTAAGATTGTAGGTAAGTCCTTACTCCGATTCGGAAATGGGGAGATTGTTAAAGTTGATCTGGTAAATGCAGGTAATGTCCTCGATGTCCAACGTGGAGCAATGGGAACAGTTGCTGCTGCATATGCTGTCGGTACTGCTAGTAGCGTCGTTACAGGCGATTATAGAATCAAACAGGGTAAGATCTACTTCAGTGATGCACCATACGGACCTGCTGGAGTTGTTGGTATAACAACTAGATCAACTTTCTCTGGTAGAATTTTCTACAGATTAAACTACGATAGTAATGCTATCTTTGATGATATCTCCGAATCTTTCAATGGAACTGCTGATCAATTTGCAATCATTAGCAGTGGTGTTGCAGTAACTGGTATCACTACTGCTCATGGTGCAGTTCTGATTAACAATATCTTCCAGAAACCATTCCTTTCACCGATTGGTTCGATTTTAGTCGCTGACTATCGAATCGTCAAAAATACTACCGGAGAGGATCTTGACTTTACTGGAAGTCCAAATATTGCTGATCTTCCCAAGGGTGGTATTATCAATGAGTTTACAGCGACTTCTGGTACTAACTATACTGTCCCTGCTCGTGCCATCGGTGTTGCAGTAGTAAATGGTTCTGGTGTAGTCACCGGAGTTACAGTTGGTGTTGGTAGCACTGGCATTCGTTCTGGTGGTGGCGGTCACTTATTCGCACCCAATGTCTCGATTGCAGATACATTGGGTGGTGGAACAGGTGCTGCTGTTACTGCAACAGTTGGTGCTGGTGGATCAATCACTGGATTCACTGTTGTATCTGGTGGTACTGGATATACCCAAGCAACTCCACCTCTGGTATTCACAGACGAACCTGCACCATATAAAAATCTTAAATTGGTTGGTGGTGCAGGTACTGACGCCAAGATGGACGTTGTTGTAAGTACTGGTGGTAGTATTATCAGTTTCAATATGTCCGATCGGGGTATTGGATATCAAGAAGGTGATGTTCTTGAGTTGAGTGGTTTACCATTCGATCCAGTTGGTATTGGTTCTACCAATATGTTGGTAACTGTCAGCAACAAGTTCCAAGATAAGTTCTCTGGATGGGTATTTGGTCAACTTCTTGAATTGGATGATATCAGTATTCAATTTAATGGTGCTAAAACTCAATTCCTAATTACCAGGACAGAAACCAACAAGGAGTTCTACAGTATTGTTGCTCAAGAAGGATCTGGTGTAATACTCCAAAATAACTTCTTGATTTTCATGAATGATGTTCTTCAGAAACCTGGAGTTGATTATGAATTTAATGGTGGTACAAGACTTAAGTTCAAAGAAGCACCGAGAAAAGGAAGTAAGTTTAGAATGTATTTCTACACTGGATCTGAAGATGACTTCCTTAAAGTTGATGTTGATCAAACAATTAAAGAAGGTGATGAATTAAGACTCCAATATCAAGATCCTTTTGTTAGTCAGGATCCGAGAGTTGTCTATGCATTGATTGCTTCGGATACTGTTGAGACTGAAACTTATACCGGTGTTGGTATTAATACAGATAATGCATTCCTTAGACCTGTAGAATGGACTAAGCAAACTTCTGATGTTATTATTGATGGTCTTACCATCTCCAAGAAGAGAAATTCCCTTGAACCACAGTATTTCCCATCAACGAATCTTACTCAACCTGTTGGTGAAACAGATACTGAAATAAATGTTGAAAGTACCTGGAATTTCCAACAGGTTGATAATCTTCAACAAACACAACAGGATATTAAGATTATTTCTCAAGATCCAAACGAACTTGCTTTTGCTACTGCTACCGTTAATGGGTCAGGAGTAGTTACTGGACTTACTATTACAGATGCTGGATCTGGATACAAAACTGCACCACAAGTTACTATAAGTTCACCCGGAGTGGGATCATCACAAAGAGCCCTCGCTACTGCAACCATTGGTGCAGGTGGAACTGTTACTGGATTTACTGTTACTGCTGGTGGTAGTGGATATACCAGTGCAAATCCACCAATAGTAATAATTGAAGCAGAACCACCTGTTACTGAAAAGATTCAGCAAGTTACATATCAAGGTGACTACGGATTAGTTGAAGAAATTACAGACTTTGCTTCTGGTGATTCGGGTGCAGTCAATTCATTAGATACAATTAAGTTTAGAATAATTCCAAACCCAGAGATTTTTATTACATCAGGAAATTCAGCACCAAACAAGATTACAAGCACTGCTATTACTGCAGGAGATTACTTTGTAATTAGGAATACTGTTATTGGTACTGGTGTTACTTCAATTGATGGTGATGTATCCACTATCGTTGCAAATGGAGAAAACTTCATTGATAATGTTTATCGTGCTGCTTCGGTCGTTTCTATCTCTGGAACAGACGCAAAACTTGTATCTGCAAATGTTCTTTCTATTGTAGGAGTTAATACTTCTATCCAACTCAAAAAATATGGAGACTTTAGTTGGGGTAAAATCGTTACGGGATCTAGAAATGGATCATCGTTCGTATTCCAAAAAGATAATCCACTTGGAGTTACTACTTCAGGATTTGTTCAGCGAAGTACCGAGTTAAAAGCAGAGTACTCATAACAGTATAAATAATCAAAAAATCGGACAGACATGCCTGCCATAATCACTGACCAATTTAGAATTTTGAATGCGGAGACCTTTACCAAGTCCGTGACTGGTATTGGCACGACTTCAAACTTTTATTATACCTTCTTGGCGCACCCCAATCCTACGAATGTCTCTATTGAAGACTATGGTGATGGTAATTGGGGAACTACTCCACCAGATCCAAGAGATTCTTTTCAACAAGAAGACAGATATGCTGACTCAATGCTCTTCTTGAAAAAGATTGGTATTAATGATTTTGCAAGAATTGTACCAAGAATCAATTGGGCATCTGGTATAACCTATGACATGTATAGGAATAATTATGATATTACCAATGATGCACCACAGACTAGTGCAAAGACATTATATGAGTCTCGCTTCTATGTCGTAAACTCTGAATTCAAGGTTTATATCTGCATCAACAATGGAGCAAATCCTGATTTCCCAGATGGAAGACCATCACAGTTTGAACCAACCTTTGTAGATACCTCTCCACAAATTGCAGGAGATGGTTCTGATGGATATCTTTGGAAGTTCCTTTATTCGATTTCTCCTGCGGATATTGTTAAATTTGCTACAGAAAAGTACATACCAGTTCCTGCAAACTGGGGAGATGTCAATACCGCAGCAGTGAAGGATACTGCTGTTCGTGGTCATATTGAAACAGTTGTAATCACGAAAAGAGGAACTGGATATACAACAGGAACTAATACATATTCAAATATAGATATTCTTGGTGACGGAACTGGAGGTAAGGTCTCTATCACTGTATCTGACCAGGAAGTTTCTTCCATTGAAGTTACAGATGGTGGAAAGGACTACACCAAAGGATTGATTAACTTTACTCAAGCCGGTGGATCTGGTGCAGAATTTGAAATTATCATTCCCCCAAAGGGAGGTCATGGAGCAGATATTTATCGTGAGTTAGGTACGTATAGAGTAATGGTTTACTCTAAGTATGATACTGCTGCTGACTTTGCAGCACAAAATAACTTCTCAAGAATTGGTATCGTAAGAAATCCAAATGAATTTGGAAGTTCAACATCCATCCTAAATAAAAATACCGCAACCTCGCTCGGTGCATTGAAATTGGCAGGTGCTGGAAACACTTCCGACACCATTTACAAACTAAATGCTGAAATCAGACAATCAGTCGGTACTGCCGGTTCATTTGCTGTTGGATATGTTGCTTCTTGGGACAGAGATACTGGAGTCCTAAGATATTATCAACCAGTTGGTTTTACTACCTTAACGGGTAATAATTTCAAAAACTTTGATTTTGAAAGTAATGCTAATGTGATCAACACTTCTCCATCCACTGATGTAACAGGTCCTGCTTTAGCACCTGATACCACATTCAATGGTTCCAGTATAACACTTAGCAACAAAGTAGTTGATTTAGGACAAACTTTCGCTGGTGGAAAATCAAATCCAGAAGTTGAAAAGTTTTCAGGTGATATTATCTACATTGATAACAGAGCACCAGTCGGTAGATCTGAATCCCAAAAAGAAGAAGTAAAAATCGTAGTAGAGTTCTAAGAACATGACCCAGAACACCAATCTCAATGTATCGCCTTATTTTGACGATTTTGATGAGGATAAGAATTATAATAAGGTATTGTTCAAACCTGGATTCCCAATTCAATCCAGAGAACTAACTACGTTACAGTCTATCCTACAAGGACAGATTGAAAAGTTCGGTCAACACTTCTTTAAAGAAGGGTCAATGGTTGTCCCTGGTGGTATATTCTATGATTCAAACTATCCTGCGGTTAAGATTGATCCCACCTTCTTAGACGTTCCTGTTTCTGCATATACTACGTATCTTAAAGATAATAAAATTGAGATTCAAGGTGAGACTTCTGGTGTAAAAGCAACTGTTGTTAATTGCCTTTCAAGTACACAATCAGTTGATAATGTAGATACTCTTTATATTAAGTACACTTCTTCTGGAACTGATGGCGCAACGACAAAGTTCACAGACGGTGAAACTTTAATTACATTAGAAGATATTGTCTTTTCTTCTACTACTATTACTGCAAATAATCCATTTGCAAGAGTAGTTGTATCTGACGCAACAAAGATTGGTTCTTCTGCTTCAATCAATGAGGGAGTATTTTTTGTTAGAGGATTTTTCATAAAAGTATCTCCAGCGACTGTGATCCTGGATCAATATACCAATTCACCTAGTTATAAAGTCGGTCTTCAGATTTCAGAAGATATTCTGACTGCTTCTTCTGCAAATCCAGATTTGTTTGACAATGCCAAGGGATTCTCAAATGAATCTGCTCCTGGTGCAGACAGACTTAGATTGACGGCAACTCTGGTCAAGAAAACACTCAAAGATAATAACGATTCTAATTTCGTAGAACTGCTGCGTGTTGAGAATGGACTTACTCAAAAATTAGTCAGTAGAACTGAGTATAACATATTCAAGGATGAACTTGCAAGAAGAACTTTTGACGAATCTGGTGATTACTACGTCAAGAAATTTGCCATTGACGTCAGAGAGACTTTAAATGATAGACTTGGTAATAAGGGCATATATTCACCAACTCAATTAACTCAGAGAGGTAATACACCTTCTGATGACTTAATGTCTCTCCAGATATCCTCTGGTAAGGCATATGTAAAAGGATACGAAGTTGAGAAAATTGGTTCGACTTCACTCGATAGTGTTAAACCAAGAACTACTAAGAAGAAAGAAAATATCAGTGTTCCAGTTAAAATTGGAAACAATGTCCAGGTAGAGAACCTAAGGGGTCAACCAACTATTGGATTCAGTAATAATAGTGTGGTGGATCTCAGAGATCGTAGACTTGCTCAAGATGGAACTCTTGATACTGCAGCAGTACTTATCGGTAATGCTAGAGTTTATGACATCAGTAAGAAAAATATAGCTGGCGTTGGCACAGAAAGATTCGATTTAAGACTTTACGATATTCAAACGTTTACTACTATTACACTCGGACTTGCAGTTACTGCTGGAAATGCAGCACATGTTAAGGGTGTATTCAGTGGAGCAACTGGTCACCTTAAAGATGCAGTTACAGATGCAACTGTTCTGAACTTATTAGATGTAACCGGTCAGTTCCAAATCAACGAACCAATTGAAATCAATGGACTTGCTGTAGGTAGAAATATCACAGCAGTCAGGGATAATGATATCCGTGATGTCAAGTCTATCAGTGCAACAAGTTTTGCTTGTAACGTTGCAATGCAACAGACGACTAATCTTATCGAACCTGGTTCAGCATTCCAAATTGGAGCAGATGCTGGTTCTGGTAGTGCTGTAACATCACCATCTGTTGGAGACTTCAGAAACGTTCCTGTCAGGGTCAATGATATTGTTTCATTTACCATTCCAGGTCAAACTCTGCCTACATTCAACAGAGTAAGCGCAGTTACTGCTGGTTCACTCACCTTAGTTGGCGTTAGTACAGTAGTTGGTGTGAACACTGGTGGCACAGTAAAGGCTGCCAATGGTGGTGCTCTTGATAATGTTCAGAACTTGAATGTTGTTCAAGGTTTTATTGAAAAGGGAAATGCTCCAGGAAAAACAGTTAAACTTCCCAACACTTCAATTTCGTCTATCAACCTTCTCGATAGTAGTTACATTGTAAGAAAGCAAAGAACTCTTAATGTTACTGCGACTACACTCACATTTAATATAAATGACCTCGGTGATGATACTCTGTTCTTAGAACCCTATAATCAAGAAAATTATAATTTGACCTTTGCAAATGGTCATAAAGAAATTATTCTTGCATCTCAGGTTACAATCACTGCCAATCTTAAAGAGATTCAGTTTACAGGTCTTAGCCAGACTGGTAATAATGCGATACTTACTGTTACTTGCAGAAGAAGCACTCTTACTTCTAAAACAAAGACTGTCAAGAGATGTTCTAATTTAGTTATATCAAGATCCAGAGTCCAAGGTTCTGGTGTTGGTGCTACAACGTTCGGTGATGGACTGACATTCTCAGAAGCGTTCCCATATGGAACAAGAGTCCAGGACGAAAGCATTTCACTCAATGTTCCAGATGTTACTAGGATTCTTGGTATATTTGAATCCAATGATGAGGGTGCTCCCGATCTCCCACAACTTATTGGTTCTGCTCAAAGCGACACATTCTCCAATAATGTAGTTGTCGGAGAACAGATCGTTGGTGCAGAATCAGGTTCAGTTGCTCGCGTTGTCAGTGTTGATAGTGGCAATACACTTAGTTTTGTATATGAAAACGATAAGATCTTTGAATTATTAGAAATAATTTCACTGCAAAGTTCTGGCATCACTGCAACTGTTAATACACTTGTCCTTGGTGATAGAAACGTAAGTTATGACTATACTCTAGACGCTGGTCAAAGAGCAGAATTCTGTGATATTGCAAGGATCAATAGAAACTCAGATGCTGCCGCTCCATCTAGACAACTCAGAATTGTCTTTGATCATCTTGAAACTGATGAGAGTTCAGGAACAATAGAATCTGTCAATAGTTATAATAGTCTCGACTTCTCAACAGAGGTTCCACTAGTCAGTGGATATAGAATATCAGACTTCATTGACCTGAGACCAAGAGCAAATACGTATACTCTCAATTTAACTGATTCTCCATTCGCATTTGAAGCAAGATCATTCTCCAATTCAAGTTCTGAAACTGCAGTAACCGATAGAACTCTTGTCGTTGACTATTCCCATTATCTTGGAAGAATTGATAGACTGTACTTGACTAGAGATGGAGAGTTCTTAATCAAGCAAGGGGAACCATCAGAGTTTCCAAAACCACCAGTTGGTAACACCGAAGGATTTGAAGTCGCTGTTATCACCATGGACCCATATGTGTTCAATGCGACCTATGACACTACTCTGAAACTCATTCCTCATAAGAGATTCACCATGAAGGACATTGGTGGAATTGAGAATAGAGTTAAGAATCTTGAGAACTATACTACACTATCCCTGCTTGAGACTGATACTAAGAATCTTTCGATCAAGGATCCCAACACTGGACTGGATAAGTTTAAGTCTGGTTTCTTTGTAGATAACTTCAGAAATCACACAGGTGCTAATCTACAAGGTGAATCAAGATTTGATATCGACATCAAGCGTGCTGAGTTGCGTCCACGTTCTGCTGAAAGAAACGTTACTCTGCAGTTTGAAACCGTATCAACCGAAGCAAACTTTACAGATGCCGATTATGCTTGGGCAAATGACTTCTCTGATGTCAATGTAACCAGAAAAGGTCCAGGTCTGACTCTCAACTTTGAAGAAGTAGAATTCATTGATCAACCACTTGCAACCAGAACAGAAAACCTGAATCCATATCACATTGCACTGTATGCTGGATCAATCGATCTGTCTCCTGCTACAGACTACTGGATTGAGGAAGTTGTTCTTGCTACTCCCGATATTGTCCAGGTTGATTCTGTATTCAATAGCATGGCGGAACTGCTTGCTGTTGAAGACCGTGAAAATGGTGGAATGGCAGCAAGTTGGTGGAACTCTTCTGAATTCACCTGGAACGGTGATGACAGAGTTATTGATAGTGAACTAGTCGGCAGCACAACACTTAGTTCTTCAAGCGGTAGCAGCAGTAGCACCAGCACTAATTCCACACTCTCAGACTTTGAACCAGGCAGAGGTCGTCGTAGAACCACTACCACTACTACAACAGAAAGTAGTTGGTGGAGTGCTACTATCAGAGATGACTTTATCGATACTGCTGTTGAAACTGGTGAAGAAAGAGTATTCGGTCTTGAACTTTCTTCTGGACTGGAAGAGATCAGTCTTGGAGACAGAGTTGTTGGCGTAGAAACTATCCACAACTGTCGTTCTAGAAACATTCATGTAACTGCTAAGAAACTGAAGCCAAATACAAAGTATTATGTCTTCATGGAAAGTGTTGACATGAATGAATTCGCATTCCCCAAGAATCTGCCAGTCACTATGGTAAGGGGTTCATTCAAGACTGGTGATATTGTACAAAGCATTGGTTTAACTCAAGTTGGTGCAGCAGGTATTACTTTCCGTGCAGCACAACATAACCATGAGATTGGTCCATTCAATAACCCACAAGTTACTGTTCCTGGACGTAGTTCTACTTATTCTGGAACTTCAGAACTCATCAACATTGACCTTGCAGACCTTTCCAATCAAACGAGACCAGAACACCTTGGATTCGTTAAGAAGGGAATGTTCATCGTTAATTCCGATGGAAGTGCAGAAGCACAGGTAGGCGAGACATCGTTGGTCACTGATGATAAGGGTGAGTTACAGTTCTCCCTTCACATTCCTGATCCAGTTGTTGCTGCTAATCCTAAGTTTACCACTGGATCAAGCACAATTAGAATAACCTCATCTGCTATTAACTCACCTGTATTGGATCCAGGTGGTAGTTCTGCTGAAACTGAGTATCTGTCTTCTGGATACGCCACGAGTTATGAAGAGCAAGTTCTTGCTATTAAGACACCAGAAGTCGATAGAAGATTTGTTGAGTCTCTGGATGCATTAAGACTTCAACAGAGTGAAAGATCTGAAACCAGAACCGAAAGTGGTTCTTCTTCTAGTTCCAGTTCCGAGACGGTTGTTGGTGAATACTTTGACCCACTTGCACAGTCATTCTTGATTACTGCTGAGAATGACAATGGAACAGAATCCGATGGTATTTACATAACTGGTGGTGAAGTATACTTCAAGACTAAGGACCCCACAATTCCAGTCACGGTTCAAATCAGAACCATGAGAGATGGTACACCAACAACCCAGGTTGTACCATTCGGTCAGGTCAATATTGCATCAAACGATATCAATCTGTCTGATGATGGTAGTGCAGGAACTACATTCTCGTTCCCCACTCCTGTCTATCTGCAGACTGGATATGAATATGCTCTGGTTCTTATCTCACCCACAGAGAAGTATCTGACATTCATCACTAGAATGGGTGAAGAGGATCTTGCCCTGAAGGCAGTCTATAACAAGCAACCATACCTTGGTTCACTGTTCAAGTCACAGAACCAGTCAACCTGGACTCCAAGTCAGTTGGAAGACCTTAAGTTCAAACTGAATAAGGCAAAGTTTGTAACCAACACTCCTGTCTCAGTCTCGTTCTATAATAGCGAACTGCCTAGAGTTGGTATTAGAAAGATCAATCCAATCCAATCGTTCTCTAAGAGACAGTTTGTTGGTATCAATACATCAGAAGTGAATTATGGACCTGGTAATCAAATTGTCCAGGGAACAAATAGTGGTAATGTTTTCGCTGCTGGTAGTCGTTGTGGTCTGGTTGGTATGACTACTGCGTTAGTTCAACCAACTGCTGGTGTTGGACTGACACCTGGATCTGGTACTTTTACATATACCGGTATTGGATTTACTTCTCTCACTGGTTTCGGTGTATCCTGTACAGCAAAGGTTATAGTTGCAAATGGAGCAGTTAATACTATTGAAATTGAAAATGGTGGTGCCGGATATCAAGTCGGAGATCTTCTGCTGATGAATCAACTTGGTGCAACTGGAAGTGGAGTGAGAGTTACTGTCGGTGTTGCGACCGTAACCAACCTGCTTGTTGTTGACAATGTTAAAGGTTCACTTGCTTCTGGTACTGGATACAATTATATCGATGATAATGGTTCTAGTACAGCACAACCAGCAATTCAGTTCGTCAATAACGATCCAATCAGAGACGGTAAGACAATGTTCTTCAGTCACTTTAACCATGGTATGCATTCAAGTCAGAACAAACTTAGAGTGTATAATGTCGCAAGTGATGTTGCTCCAACAACTCTGAGTGCTGCATTCAATGAAGGTGATACAGTTATCAAAGTTGCAGATGGAACTGCATTTGCTACCTTTGAAGGAGCAGCAATTGGTGTTGGTAACACTGGTTATCTGCAGATTGATCAAGAGATCATTGGATACCAGTCAATCTCTGGCAATGACATTACTATTTCGGAAAGAGTTGTAGACAGCAGTCTCAAATCCAACCATGCACAAAACGCAGCTGTATTTAAGTATGAGGCAAATGGCGTAAACTTGATTAAGATCAACACAATCCATAATATAGATCCAAGAGAGAAGACATTCAATAGTTACCATGTAAGTCTCGATAACACTGCTAAGTCATTCGATGTGACCAAGGCAATCGGTGGTAACAATGTTCAGATAACTCAGAACATTCCCTTTGAATACATCAGACCAAATATCAATCTGGTCAGTCCTTCAGGAACAACTGTTTCTGCAAGAATCAGAACAACTACAGGAACAAGTATCGATAGCAATGAGGCATCATTCAGTAATACTGGATATGAGAGCGTTACTCTGAATCAGTTGAATCGTCTTGATAGTCCAAGACTGGTTGCATCTCAGGTAAATGAAACTGCACTCCTTAATGGTGAAAAATCATTTGAACTTGAAATGCTGCTATCAACCACTGACGAGAACGTATCTCCCATGGTTGACCTTGATACAACTAATATTGTTGCAATCAGCAACCTTGTTAATAATCCAGAAGTTGATTATACTACTGATAGTAGAATCAATGTTCCCGGATTTGATCCTCACGCTGCAATCTACGAAACCAAGAGAATTAATCTTGAGTTTACTTCTAACTCTATATTCGTTCAGTTCGACGGACACAGAATGGGAGATTCAAATATCAGAGTCTTCTACAGACTGTTTAGAAATGATGAAAACGAGAAGGGACAAACCTATATCCCATTCAACGAGAATGGTTTATCAGACAACACTGTAAATCCAAACAAGCGAGAGAACGGATTCAGCGAGTATAAGTATACCGCAGAAAACACTCCACAGTTCAACGGATTCCAGATCAAGATTGTCATGACATCTCCTGACCAATCTGAAGCTCCAAGAATCAAGAACTTGAGAGCAATTGCACTAAGAACATTTGATTCACAGACATGACCGAGCGTTTAAAAGTTGACTCCGACACATCCCTTTATAGGGATATGTCGAATGGTGCTATCGTTAATTCTAATAAAAGAGAATACGATAAGTTTATGGAACTTTCCAAAAGGAAACTCAAGGAAAAACAAGAAATGGATAAACTAAAAGATGAAGTGAAGGATATGAAGTCCGATATTCAGGAAATAAAGTCTTTGTTATTATCCATAGCGAAAAATGATTTATAAATACACGTAGATAGATCTAACTGACTGTAATAATGGCAGCATATGTAAGCAACATTGTAGTTGACGTTGGTGCAAATTTCGACCAATCGTTTAACCTTGAAACTAATGCAAATGCTCCTCTTGACTTGACAGGTTTTACTGGTGCAGCAAAATTGAAGAAATCAGCAGCAACATCAACAACTGCTGCCGACTTTGTTGTATCCTTTCCAAATGCAACAGAAGGACAACTAAAGATTTCTTTAGGATCCTCAATTACTGCTGGATTGAAACCTGGTAGATATGTATATGATGTTCTATTGACTGATGCTTCTTCACTTAAAACCAGAGTCGTAGAAGGTAGTGCTATCGTTACCGCTGGAGTTACTACTTAAAACTTATGGCAGATATTAAAGTCAGAGTTGGATCACAAAATGCGATTAAGGTCTTGTCCTCCTTTGCTGGAGGTGGTGGAACCTTAGGT